CTACAAAGAAATGGCATAAAGACAATCCATATGAAAAGCATAAAAATACCAAAGCCAAAAAAGTTACCAATCGGTAAGTTACCAAAAAGTAAGTTGATTGTTAAACTTCCAAAGGTTAAGAATCCTAAAAAAATGTGATATTGTTTTTTTAGTTAATTTTGTAACAATTTAAATCCAATATAATGAGTGAGTTCAAGGTAAGAGCTGTTGAGTTCGAAGAGAAATCTGCAGTTGAAATAGAACAAGAGCTAGTTGACAAACATGAAAAAGAAGTCAACGGCGAAACAGTAGAAGAGTCTTCAAATGAACCTAAAGAGGTTACAGAAGAGACAGTAGTAAAAGATGAAGAAAGTGAACAGGCAGTACCTGTCACTTATGATATAAAAGACGAAGACGTTCTTTCACATATTAAAAACAGATATAACAAAGAGATAAACTCTTTGGATGATTTGTTCGCACAAAGAGAAGCTAACGATGAATTGCCAGAGGACGCAGCGGCTTTTTTGAAATTCAAAAGAGAAACTGGCCGAGGCATTGATGACTTCGTTAAGTTGAATAAAGATTTCAGCAAAATGAAAGACAAAGATCTTTTGGCTGAATATTACTCAACAACTAATCCTGAATTTGATACAGAAGATGTCGCATGGAAAATCGACGAACTTTTGTATGATGAGGATTATGATGACGAGAAGACTATTAAGTCTAAGAAGTTAGCTATGAAGCAAGAGCTTAAAAAGGCTACAGACTTCTTCGAAAAACAAAAGGAGCAATATAGAATTCCGCTTGAGTCAAGTAAGAATTCTGCACCAATTGAAGACGAAGAATATGAGTCTTTCAAGCAATATAAACAGCAATCTGTTCAAGCTGAAGAGGAGACGCGTAAAAAGTCTGATTATTTTGTTGCTAAAACAAATGAGTTGTTTTCTGAAAAGTTCGAAGGTTTCGAATTCAATTTAGATGACAGTAAAGTTGTGTATAAGCCAGCAGATGTCAGTACTCTTAAAGAACAATCTGACATGGTGAAGTTCGTTAAAGGATTTCTAAATGAAGATGGTTACATTAAAGACGCAGCTGCATTTCACAGAGCTATTGCTATTGCATCCAATCCAGATAAATTTGCCAAGTTCTTTTATGACAAAGGTAAATCTGATGGAGTAGGAGGCATTGCGGAGGAATCTAAAAATCTAGATATGGGGAGACCTGCAACAACTATAACACCAAAGCAAGGATTCTCAGTTAGGGCTTTAGATGCCGATGCACCAGATTATAAGATAAAAAGTAAAAAGTAAAAACAACTAAAAACAAAACAAAATGGCTGGTACATTAAACACCCCTGGGTATTCACTTACCCCTAGTTCATTTAAGGCAACATTGTCTACGAACTATCTTACAAATTTCGATTTCTTGAATCAGTATCTTCCTGATACTATGGAGAAAGAATTCGGTCGTTATGGAGATCGATCTATTGGATCTTTCCTTCGTAATATGAGTGCTGAGATTCCATCTAACTCTGACTTGATCAAATGGTCAGAAGAAGGTCGTCTTCACACTAAATACGTAGCAGTTAACGCTGATGACGCTCAAGGTACAGATACAGCTGACTTTACAGTTGCTGATCCTGGAATTACAGAGTGTAACTTCCGTGTAGGTCAAACTGTATTCTTGTCTGCAAACTCTGGTTCTTTGAACGGTAAAGGAGTTGTTACAGCTGTTTCAGGTTTGACATTCACAGTTGGATTCTATGCAGCTGCTGGTTCACCATTCTTCATTAACAACACAGTTACTGCGTTCGTTTATGGTTCTGAATTCAAAAAAGGAACTAACGGAATGCAAGGTTCTTTGGAGGCTCAAACTGAAATCTTCGAGGTTAAACCAGTTATCATCAAAGATAAGTTCGCCATCTCTGGTTCTGACATGGCTCAAATCGGATGGATTGAAGTAGAAGGTGACAACGGAACAGGATACCTTTGGTATTTGAAGTCTAAGCACGAAACTCGTCTACGTTTCGAAGACTATCTTGAAATGATGATGGTTGAGCACGTTCCGACTGAGTCTGGTTCAGGAGCTGAGTCTGCGCTTGGTACTGCATCTGGTTCTCAAGGTATGTTGTCTTCTATCGAAGATCGTGGTAACGTATGGTCAGGTGGTGTTCCTTCTACACTTTCTGATTTCGATACAGTTCTTAATCGTCTTGACAAACAAGGATCTATCGCTGAAAACACTATTTTCGCTAATCGTACATTCTCTTTGAGCATTGACGATATGCTTGCTGCACAAAATAGCTATGGTGTTGGTGGTACTTCTTACGGTTTGTTTGATAACGATCAGCAAATGGCATTGAACCTTGGATTTACAGGATTCCGTCGTGGAGGTTATGACTTCTATAAGTCTGACTGGAAATACCTTAACGATGCTACTCTTCGTGGTGGTCTTGTTGGTGGTGCAGTAAACGGTGTATTGGTTCCTGCTGGATCTACAAACGTTTATGACCAAGTTCTTGGTAAAAACACTACTCGTCCATTCTTGCACGTTCGTTACCGCGAGACTGCTAACGAGAACCGTAAGTACAAAACTTGGATCACTGGTTCAGCTGGTGGAGCACAAACTAGCGACTTGGATGCTATGGAAGTACACTTCCTTTCTGAGCGTGCATTGTGTACACTTGGTGCTAACAACTTCGTATTATTCAAATAATAACGAGTTAAATATTGGAGGAGGTTTCGGCCTCCTCCTTATTTTAATTAATAATTTAAATTCAAATTAAGATGTCAACAAAAACATTCATGCTGAAAGGCAACAAATCACCTGTATCTTTTATTCTTCAATCAAGAGATACCCCCACAAAAAGACTTTTATATTTCGATCCGAAATCAAATAGAAACAGGAGTCTTAGATATGCAAGCAATCAAACATCACCATTTCAAGACGAACAAGATGACAATGCCATTCTAGAGGCAATTGTATTTGAAGATGGTGTTTTACAAGTAACTGATAACAATCCAGTTCTTTATGAATTTTTAAAATTGCATCCTTCAAATGGAGATGTTTTTTATGAATGGGATCCTGCAAAAGATGCTGAGGAAAAACTTAGAAACGAAGATCTTATTTTAGATGCTAAAATCGCAGCTAGATCTTTGACTCCAGATAAGATGGCATCTATTGTTCGTGTATTTACAGGTAAGAATACAACTAAAATGTCAGCTAATGAATTAAAGTGGGAAGTAATGAATATTGCTGAAGCATATCCAGAAGACTTTATGGATTCACTAGAAGATCCTGAATTAGCTATTGATGACATTGCATTCCGTGCATTTAAAGATGGGTATTTTGCTACGCGTAACCACGGAAGAGATGTACATTATAATCTAAAAGAAAATAGAAAGAGAGCTTTTTCTGTGCCAATGGATGAAACTCCAGAAAGCGCACTCTCTGCATGGTTAAAATCAGAAGAAGGCCAAGAGTTCTATACGTTCTTGGTTAGAGAATACGAAGCATAACAGTTTATGAGTTAAGCTTAAAAGGGTCAGCGGTTTGTTGACCCTTTTTTATTATCTTTGCATTATGATTAACGAGGTTAGAAATACCGTATTGTCTGTACTAAGTAAAGACAACAGAGGTTACGTAACTCCAGAAGAGTTCAATTTATTTGCCAAGCAGGCTCAATTAGAAATTTTTGAGCAATATTTCTATAACTATAGCAATCATATAAATAAACAAAACGCAAGATTAAACAACTCTGGATATTCAGCTATACCTGAAAGACTTGGAGAAGTTATAGATAGATTTTTAGTTGATTTGTCACTTGGATATGATTCTATGTCAGGAAAGTTTTACGCTCCTGGCGATGATAACATTTTGACTCCAAAGCAATATCAGGCTATACGTCTTACTTATAATGGTAATACTGAGATAGAAAAGATTTCATTTGGGAAGATATTATATCTATTGAATTCTAATCTAACAGCACCAACCATAAAATACCCAGTATATACATTGAATGACTACAATAGTTCTTCTGCTAGTATTAGTGTGTATCCAACAACAATAACTTCTAATGTCAACATGGCTTATGTGAGACATCCATTTGATCCTAAATGGACATATGTATCATTGGCTGGAGGCGAACCTATATTTGATCAGTCAGCTACTGACTATCAAGATTTTGAATTGCCATTAAGCGATATGCCAAAATTAGCTGTAAAGATTTTACAATATGCAGGTGTATCTATTGGTGAGAATGATGTAGTTCAAATAATGGACGCAGAAGAGACTAAGGAGTTGCAACAAAAGATTTAACGCATGACTTATATAACTAACGAGCAGTATTACAATAATGGAGGTAATGCTCCTACAGATACAAACTGGGGGTCATATCAATATGTCTCCATGTCTGACATTGTCAACAACTTTATGTTGATAAACATAGGTGATGACAAATTGCTCAACAATGTAAAAAGACATGAAGTAATATTTCACGCTAAAAGAGGAATTCAAGAATTACATTACGATGCAATGAGATCTTTTAAAAAGATTGAGTTATATCTAGGAGACAGTCTTAAATTAGTTATGCCTCCAGACTATGTTAACTACGTTAGGATATCTATAAATCAAGATGGTATACTTTACCCATTACATGAAAATAGACAAACTCAAACGGCTGTAGCATATCTTCAGGATAATAATAATAACATTCTTTTCGATCAGGATGGAGAGATTATAACTGGAACTTCGGTGCTAGATATAAAAACTGGAGAAATGACTCAATATTGGGGACCAGGAGCATATGATGGTTGTTACGGATGGTGCTATGAAGGCCGATGGTTTTTCGGATATAGAGTTGGAGGAAGATATGGATTAGATCCAGAAATTGCAAATCAAAATCCAACGTTTACAGTAAACAAAGAGGCAGGTGTCTTTAACTTTAGTTCTGGAGTTAGAAATCATCTAATCGTTTTAGAATACATTTCGGATGGAATGGCTAACGGTGATAATGACGCTGTATCTGTAAATAAGTTAGCTGAAGACTATCTGTATGCTTATATAAAGTGGGCTATACTTGACAACAAATATGGAGTTCAAGAATATATCATAAGAAGAGCAGAAAAGAAAAAGTCTTCACTTTTAAAGAATGCTAAAATAAGATTGTCTAATATTCATCCATCAAGAATTTTGATGTCCTTGAGAGGTCAAGGTAAAATAATTAAATAGGCATGCCAGAATTTAATAATACGTTCATAAGTGGTTCAATGAATAAAGACCTCGATGAGAGGTTAATACCAAAGAATCAATATCGTGATGCATTAAACATTGATGTCAACGTAAGTAAAGGTGAAGATGCAGGCGTTGCTAAAAACAAAATGGGAAATACCCGTGTTGTTGACATTGCTGCCTTATCTGGACAAATAGTGTTTAATCCTATTACTGAAGAAGAACTTGCAAAAACTATTGGATGTGTAGAATATGAAGCGTTCAATAAAATATATTGGTTTGTAGCATGTGATACATTTGATGGTATATACGAATATGACGAGCCTACTGGAATAGCTGTTCGTGTACTTCAATCTAACAAACCTACTCCATCTACTCCTTCTAAGCTTAACTTCAGAAAGGAATTTCCAATTACTGGCGTTAACTTCATAAGAGGTAATGGAGAAAATAACTTTTTGTATTGGACGGATGATTACAATCCACCAAGAAGAATCAATATTACAAGAGTAAAGTCAGACCCTACAGGTGCTTCTGGATATCAAATTGATGATCCAAGAATTGACAATGATATAGATGTAATACTTGAGCCACCTTTGTTCGCTCCAAGTATATATTTGTATAACGACAATACAGTTTACGATACTAACAATATATCTGAGAAGTTTCTTTATTTTTCATATAGATATAAATATGTTGACGACCAATATAGTTCAATGTCACCATTCTCAGCTGTTGCATTTGAGCCAAAAGAATATGAGTATGACTATGGTGTTGGAAACAACAAGTCAATGACAAACCTTTACAATTCAGTAAGATTAACTTTTGAAACAGGTAATGAATTTGTAAAAGAAATACAGTTATTTGTACGAGACACAAGAAATATAAACGTAGGAATAATTGACACACTATCTAAAGAAGAATTGTTTATTAATAACGATACATCTTACACTGTATCATTTAACAATAATAAGGTATACGCTGCTCTTCCTAATGATCAAGTAACAAGATTGTATGACAATGTTCCTTTATTAGCTAAAGCTCAGGACATAGTAGGAAACAGAATATCGTATGGTAATTATGTTCAGTTCAGAAATATAATTGATTGCTTTGGTGGAGACATACATATAAATTACGATTTAAAGATAAAGCAGCCTCCAGCCGTAGCCCCATCAGAGTCTTCACCATATGCAACATGGCGTTCAGATAGAGATTATGAAATTGGATTGGTATATTTAGATAAGTATGGAAGGATGACAACAGTTTTGACTGCACCGCCTATATCACCGTCTAACTTGACAGGAAATACTATATATTTACCACCTGCAAATTCAAGTGCTGCGAATACTATTGTTTTAACGATAAAGAATCAACCACCTTGTTGGGCAACTCACTATAGAGTTTATGTAAAACAAAGCAAGAAGTCTTATTACAATGTTTTTCCAATACTATCTTATTCAAGCGGCCTGTTTAAATATTTTCTTATAAATGAATCTGATTTAAACAAGATATCAGTAGGTGGGTATGTAATATTTAAGTCAACTTCTGCTGGTCCAACTTATTCTAATAAGAAGTATAAAATACTTGAGATAGAACAAAAGACCGCTGGATTTGTATCTGGAGCTATAGCTGGTTTATATTTTAAGGTTAAGATTGATAATCCAAATGAATTATCAGGCGCAGGCGTACAAGTATATAATTCTACAGGAAAAGGAGCTACAAATGTATATCCAGGAGCTGGTCAAAATAAAGAAGTATGTTCTCCTGTAAGTAATGTTTCTCCTCCAAATACATCTTATAATTTTTCTACACAATGGGTTGAAAATCCAATATTTTATGGAGATGGTGATCAATTTGGAATTACATCATACATAAATCCTTCTATTGGATATTCTTTGTATAATGGTCTTGAATGTAGGGTAACAATACAAATTGATAGTCCGACTACATATTCTGTATATGTAAATAAAATAGGATTGAACATATTACAAAATAATAATCAATTAATATCTAGT